GTAGCACTAGCAGGAGTCCGATTCAAATACGCCGAGGCTGAACGACGAAACCGCAGCGAGCGTGTGAGGTTGTAGCCTGTGGATAATCCACTACCGGATTTAGATGCACTTAGCATATTAGTAATTCTGTCCGTTAGTAACGCCGTAAGTGTTTGTACCGTCTTGGAAAAAACTGAAAATATCAATTTTCCCCGTAGCACTTGTTGGTGTTGGAGTTGTTCCACCCGCCCACTTGAGCGTACTACCACCCGCCCATGTCAGCGTATCAGCCGCCGCATACGACACTAAAATTGTAAAACTCTTACCCGCAACACTTGCTGGCAGCGTCACAGTTGTAGAACCAGACGTTGTAATCTTTTGAATCGTACCGTTTGTTAGCGCAACCGTTGTACTTCCAGTTACGGTAAACAATGTTTCTACATAGTTAGTAATTGTAGGATTGGTAATTGTTACGCCAGATGACAAGTTACCGCTAGAAATTGTTGCATTGGTTAACGTGACGTTACCAAAAGACGTAGTCGTATTCCCAAGATAAACAGCCGTGTTGCCAAGTGTAATGGCTGTCGCAAAGTTACTATCCAGTTGGGATAGCGGAATAGATGTAGTTGCCGTAGCAAAAATATTTGGGACAGCCATTTAGAACCTCACTCTCAATTCATGTTCAAATTCAAATCCGTTATAAACGTAGCCGGGATTTGATGATGTTACTGTGATTCCAACGTATTTTCCATACATTGAAGCGTCTGTTTTGTACAAGTTATAGCCAATCTGACCCCAGCCAATAACAGTACTAGAATTATTAGTCCAAGGAATGACTTGCAAACTATTGTTAATCCAAGTTACTAGACTAGAAAGCGTATACGGTGAACTAGCTTGGTTTTCACTATCCACCGTGGCTTGCATCGTAATAGAACTGATATTGCTTGCCGTAGCTTCAATGCCAATTTTTAATGCTTGTTTGGTGCGAATTGGGTCAGACATTGGCAACAAAGCCGTTTGCACTCTTGATGTAATAGATGCTGACGCATTGCCGTATAACTGGTAAAGGCTATTGCTTGATGTGCCAAACAATGTAACCGACCCGCTTACTGGTACAGAAGTGACATATTGCAGAGAATCACCTTGAGACGTAATAAACCACTTTTTCTCAAAGAACACCGCTTGTACATACCGATACGATTGCGTAAATACAGCATCGTAATAGCGAAAATTAAACGCCGCACACAGAATGTTATTTAGTAATACTTGACCCGAATAGATGGGGTAACTAAAGTCAATGCTTGGAAACATTCCGTCTAAAGCGTCTGAAATCTTGGATGTTGTAGAACCAACAAGTGCATATACCCCATAGTCGTTTAAAAACAACACAGAACGAAAGTAAGGGAAAATAGCGTTTGCTCGTTTACTGCCAACAGATGCAGATACGTTTGTGTTGGTAAATAACGTAATTCCATTTGTATCCACCCTAACGTCAGAAAAGACGTTAATTGAATTATCGCCAAAAATGTACAAAAAGTTGTTTGCTGACAATATTTGCTGAATGTTGCCATGCAGCGTAGAGTCCGTTAAAACAAAAGACCCGGCAGAAACACTTGTAAAATCAGTGTAGGAGTCTGAAGCAGAATAAAAAATAGTGCGCCCGGCAGCAATAAAAACCCGACCACTAAAAGAAGAAATGCCACAATTAAGGTCAGAGTTAACAATTCCTTTACAAACCGCATTTGCACCACCCCCGCCCGATATTGTGACCGTTAAATTAGCCGCATTAGTGTACCCAGAGCCGGGGTTAGACATTATGATTTGCTGAATCTGACCACCGCCTAATACCGCAGTACCGGCAGCGTTTGTACCGCCCCCGCCAGCAAATGTTACAACCGTATTAGCAGCGTTTGTATATCCGGTTCCGCCTGTCACTACAACGGCTGATGCTGTGCCTGTTGCAAAAGTAACAACACCAGCAATTGCTGTTGCGCCAGAACCACCACCACCAGAAATAGTAATTGTTGGGGGCGGAACACCGTAACCAGAACCAGCATCATCTAACGAAACAAGCGCAACGGCTCCTGATAAAACGGATGCTGTTGCATTGGCTTGAGTGCCGTTTGCATTGAGTGGCGCACTAATTGTGACGGTAGGCTCGCCGGTATAACCAGAACCGCCATTAGTAACTGCAATAATGCCGACAGAGCCAACAGATACAACATTGTTGCCATCCCAAGTAAAGTAACCTTTTGCCGGGTCAAGAATAAGCATACGTTCATTTTTCCATTGGCTTGTAATAACGCCAGTGTTAGAGAACGTACTCGCAACAGCCACATTGCCTGTTGCTTTAGTGACTAAGTTGTAAAACTGTGCGCTACCGTCTGTTTGAAACGCAATAACAAAATCTGTTGTGTCGATGTTGCAAGACGTTAAATGCGTAACGGTATTTGCCCAGACAACAGCATTGTTACTTGTATCTTTAGACGTAATGTAGCTAGGGATAATTTTTAAGTTGCCATAGCCAATAGGTTGAGCATTTTCAACCCAAGAAAATTCTTCTTCTTCAATAGCTGTGCGGTTAGCCTTAGTGTTAAGCCCTTTAAATTGCTTAACAACTTTGTAGCTTTTCTTTTGCTCTGCCGCTGCCATGATTAGTATGGACTGCTATAAGCTGAAGGAATCCTGCGAGTAAAGGTCGTATTCAGGACGCTTCTTGCGTTGTTAATGTACTCTTGCTTAAAAATCTCCGCTTCACCAAACGATTGCTCATAATACTTAGCGGAATACGCAGCATAGTATTGAGGGCAAGAAGTGTACGGGTCAGTAATTGTGTCAGCAACAGTAGGAGCAGCCAATGTCATATCTGTTGGCAAAATGACAGTATCAATTTCTAATTGATAAATTTGGTCTGGAATAGGACCAATGTAAATAGTATTTTGTCCATAGATTGAAAACGCTTCTGGTCTACCAATGTAGTTTTGCCAAAACCGCATACGAGCATTAAAGTCTGTCCACGGCAAATAATTTAGCGGCACACGACTATTGCCCCAATACAAATTTACGTTAAGAATATCAAGCGTGTTTGCGCCTTGTGGCAACGTAGAGTACGGGATTTGCTCTACGTTTCCCACATACGTTAATCCGCAAGTGCCATCTGTAAATTGTGTGCTTGGTGGGTAGTTTGTTGTGCCAGATGGATAAGCGGGTGCTGTTGTTCCGCTTGTTCCTGCTAATGTCACTTGATAAATAAAAATGTTTGAAAAAACAAAGTCATTTAAACTGTATGGCGTACTTGCAGTCCACACCGTTGGATTTGTAGCGGTTGCGCTATTAAGTGGATTTGCAACGGGGGCGGGAGATTGTGTAACTTGAATGGAACGCAGACAACCAGTATCCCGCACCGTTCTTGCACGGGCGGCATTGATGTAATCTGTTAGCTGCTGGTCCGTGTAAAAATTGGCATTGGCATCATGCAGCAAACGTCTAACTTGGGTGATGTATCCCGACAAATTTTGAGACATTTACCTTCCATAATCTTTAAGCTGCTGACAGGACTTTTCCCCCACGAGATTTTACAACCTCTAGGGGTACTCTTTCCACCAACGGGGATAACGATTGGTTCTTTTTTGGAGGCTCGGTGGACAACTCCCATTTAGACAAAAGCTCTAAACCTTTATCTAAATCATTAGCAGTTGTAATCCAGCCAAGCCTTGCCAAATAAGGTTCTTTGTTGTCATCTCCGTAACCAAAAACGTGCGTGGCAACTTCAATCGGTATCTCTACCGTTTCGCCTTTACCAAAGGTATAGAATTTACCGGCATAGCCATCTTTCCATACTTTGTCAGAATTATTAGTTACAAAGATAACAGACATTTAGAAACTCACGACTTCGCCATAAACGGCAATATCAACAGTACCGTTTGCATTGGTTGTGTTAATGTTGACGTACAAGGCTTGTGTTGAAAAACCAGTGATAGCTGTGTTTGCACCGTAAGCACCAGCAACAGTCAAGTCTTGGTATTTGCCAACACCTGTCATATTGCTTAGAACCACGTTTGCAACTACCGCATTAGCAGCAGCAATATTGCCATCACTAGCTACGCTAATTGCCACGTTTCCAGTAGCTACGTTTCCGGTTGCATTAGACACCGTAATACGGCGAACAATAACAGAACCAGAACCCGCTGCTGCTCCAGCATTGGTTAAACCACCCCCAAGAATAGGGATGGTAATAACCGCATTGCCAGACGTTGCAAGAGACGCTGCTCTAATAAAACCAATACGACCATTGCCAAAACTGTCAAGATAAAGCTGACCAACTGCATCTGCGTTAGACATAACGGTTCCTTATGTGTTGTAAGTACCGCTTGCAGCTTGACCGCCATTGACCGTAGCCAAAGTAACTGTAGTCAACGTAGCAACAATCACGTTTGCTCGCACGTTCACACCGTCAGAAATCAACACGCCACCAGTATTATTGGCAATAAGAGTTGAGAAAGTAGATGGAGACGCACAAGCGGTATTAGTGTTGTAAGCCGACACCGCTTCAATTGTGACGTTTGCTGTAGGAAACAACAGATACGTTCCAGCAGGAATAACAACAGTAGTGTTGTTTGCTGAAACAGTAGTAAGTTGCCAATAAGCACCGGGGGTGTTGGTGCTTGCGCTTGCTAGTACAATTTTGTTTAGACCGAGAGCCATGACTATTTCTCCTTAAATCGAAATTGAGTTATAGCTAGACACACGGGTCATCGACTTGGGCTTGGTAGAAACCAATTCCGCAATCATCAACACCGCACCAACGTAACCAATCTGCCAGTTAGGTAGAGTTGATTCAAAGCCGGTAAACACAAACGAACCTTGTTCGTGAATGTACAGTGAGAGGTAATTGCTGTTGATGAAGTAGACCGTACCCTCTGGGCAATATGGGTCTGGATAGATTGGCACACCGGCTACCATCAAAGCACGAAAAGCTGCTTGAGGACCGTTACCATCACTATCAAATCCCGAACCGGGGGTAATGACATACTGTTCTTGACCAACGTAGTCTTGAGCCAATAGAGTCCAAGTACCAAAACCGCAGACACCAAAAGTAGGAACTTCTGCACCGTTCTTTACGGTTCCAGAAATGTACTGAAGGATGTTTTGACGGGTTGGGTTGACGTTACCAGCATTGTAAACCTTCGACTTCCACCAAGTGTAGGTCGTGCGGTTAATGTTGCCGTAAGTTGTCATGTTTGTACCGTCGTCAATTGCGCCGGGCAAACCAATGAACTGTTGGGTGTTGGTGTAGTTGGTGTACAAGGCTGTAGCCATTGCATCCATCATCACGTTGGTCGCATCGTTCATGCGAGCTTCAATCAGAGGAATAATTGCGTAGTCTTGTTGAACCGCACCTTCCATCCCTAAGAATGGAACTGGAGCAATCATCAGTTTCAAGTTGAACTCAGCGTTAAACGCACCTTGCTGAACTGATGGCTGGTTAAACGAACCAGAGTAATCAGACCACTGTGCATTAACAAACTGTGCGCCTTGAACCGGGACTGTGACTTGGCTCACACCACCTGATGCTTGTTGACTGTTTGCAATCAGAGCAGCCATTAGGGGGGTTGAGTTGTATAGCTGTACCACAAGTTTGGGGATAAACGCCCGTCTTGTGACATAGGTAAGCTCATTGTATTGTGCGCTACCTGATGCTGGTAAAATACCGCCGCCTATAGGCATAGCAGGCTCCTTTGATTAAAAAAATTATCCCCAACATTTAACATTAAACACCAATAGGTCTACGACCATTGTTCCTAATTTCTTGCAATGCAGTAGCCGCTTCATTGCGTGCAGCACCTTGTGGATTCTTCCAATACTTTGACAAGTCAAACTTGTTAATAATATTTGGGTTGTATCCAGTAGGCGTTGGGGTTGCGGCTTGTTTCATCCACTCCCAATGCTGCGCTGCCGTGTCGTGGCTTGTAATACCTTGTTCAAGCATGATTTTTTCAATCTCTTGAATATCTTCATCAGTACGAGCAATGCCGTTAGCTTTTAAAGCCCGGCGTTTTGATTCAAGATGCTCTCGAATATCTTTTTCACGCAATTTGTTTTCTAGCTGCATAACCCGTTCTTCAGCTTGATTGACTTTTTTGTTTGTAAAGTCCTCAAGTTGCAATTCGGGAATCACCATGTCTGGTTTTACCCGCTGGGTTAAACGCAAAAATTCTTTGCGTGTTTCAGGATTGTCCGACAATTGCTTTGCAAGCATGGCTAATTCGTCACGGGCTTCCAAAGACATATCTTCTAAACTCATATTTATCCCCTAAGTACGTTAAATGACTTTCTTAGTGTCACCGGGACGGGACATTGTCATCATGTTTTTGTACCCTGCTTTTGGAGCAGAAGTCAGACCACCGAATTGCGAGTAACGTGGGGTGTTAACAATCTGCCCATTTTTCTGGCTGTTGTCGGTAGGATTACGAGGAGCCGAAGCACCACGGGGTTTGAACAAATCCATTGTGATTCCTTTACATTGGTGGCGGCATACCGCCGCCGGGAGGAGGAGGCATAGCACCGCCGGGCGCAGGACCCGCACCAGCACCCGGAGGGATGGGTGGAGGAGCAGGAGGTGCGCCAAGTGAAGCCATACCGGGAACTTGTGGAGCAGCCGCCATCGCTTTACCTTCAGGAGTGCCGCCACCAGCTTGGGGTAATGACTGCAACAATTGTAGAATTTCTGATTGTTGCAATTCATTGGTCTTAGGTTTGCGTGGACCAAGAATAGCTGAAACTATACGAATAGCATTAAGGACTTTTTGTCCTTCAGGCGATTCACTGCCAAGGGCAGGAAGGGATTGCTCAAGAAGGTCAGCCGCCATGCCAAGGTTAATCATGGACGCTTCACGGTTTCCCATCTTGGGTTCAGGCGTTGACATGGGTGCTGCCATTGGGGGAGCTGAAGTATCAGACATTCCCATAGGAGAATCAGGTGCAGGAGGCATACCGCCGGGAGTGGCAGAATCCTTTTGACTTTGCATCAACTTCATCAACTGGTCGGGTGGCACAGCCATAATCAATCCCTAAGTAATTTTGCATAGAATAATCCTATGCAAGTATTTGTCAAGAGGAGGAGTAATTTTTTTGGTTCCCGACCCTCGGCAGGACTTATTGGCTACACGATAATTCTAGGGTTTAACCCCTAAAATTACTTGCGTGATTTACGACCTTTGCGAGCTTTACGCATTTTTCATCTCCATATCAAGAGGCGGCGACCTATTTATTAAGGGAAGGAAGCCACACCCTACACCCTGAACAGGTATTCTTTAACGCCGTGATTTACGGCTTTTACGACCTTTGCTATACATATTCATCTCCTAGTGTTATCCCCGAACGGTTCGCCCATAATTGCGAGGCGTGGAACTACGATTAAAATTCTTTGTTGCGGTAGTGCGATATTGCAAGGCAGGACTTTCTTCGCCACGCTTCAAACTCTCCGTGCTAACACGGGGTTGGTCTGCTTTAGGTTGAACTTGTGATGTTGCCATTACGCCACCTTTAAATCTGCTTTGCCCGGCTTTGGTTCCGGTTTAGGCTCTGATGCAGCTTTTTCTTCACGCCGCTTTAACTTCTCTTTAAGCAATTGCTTGCCCGGTGGCTCTAGCATATCAAGTAAGGATTCTTTGTCAATAGCCTGAGCTTTAAATAAACTGAACGCCAATTCTTTGGTATCTTCTGTAAAGATTGGGGAATTGGAGTGAGCGTCCACTTTCACCACAAAGTCCTTGGTGAACTGTTCAGCAATAAAAGGCGTACCTTCAGTGTCTTTGAAGTGCGTGGGGTCGTAGGCTTGCATCAATTTAAGATAAAGTGTTGCTACTTTTTCCAGACTATCTTCGACAATTAAGGCACGTTTCTTAGCACGGCTTGAACCCAGACGGGCAAGCTGACTTGCGTGTCCCTGAGAGCGAACACCAGATTCGCCACGCCCAGAAAGCACGTTAGAGATGCCAGACACTTCTGAGAACATTGCATCAATCTCATGGATAACTTCAAAGAGGTTTGATGGCATTTCAGGCGCAAGGCGTTCAACCTTGGCGTTTGGCATATCACTGGAAAGCAAACCGCCAGCACGGTTCAGTGCAAAATTCTTTTCATCCAAGATGCCCGTAAACCCTGTCAGGGCTGTTGGGGGCGTGACTTGCTTGGAGAGGAGGTCTAATACTTCAGTCATGCGGTTGTTAC